CGTGAAATCGGCAGCGATTTCGGGCTCGGGTGTTTTCAAGGACGCCACCACCGATGAACGCACCCGCCAGCTGTTTTTCGACAGCGAAACGCCGGATTTCCAGGTGGTTATCCCGGATTTCGGCACGGTCGAGGGCGCGTTTCAGGTGACGGCCATCGAATATGCCGGCAGCCACAACGGCGAGGCGACCTATGAGCTGTCGCTGGCCAGCGCCGGGGCCCTGACCTTCAGCGCGGCCTGATCATGGCCAATCCGTGGACGGGAGAGGTGGCCCTGGTCATCAACGGGCAGCAGCGGATCATGAAACTGACCCTTGGCGCATTGGCCGGGCTTGAGCAGGAGCTGGAGAGTGGCTCACTGGTTGAGCTGGTCGAACGGTTTGAAGGTGGCGCCTATTCGGCGCGCGACGTCCTGGCGCTGTTGCGCGCCGGGCTGCGCGGTGGCGGTGCCGCTGACGTGCCTGACCTGGGTCAGGCCGAAATCGCGGGCGGCCCGATGGCGGCGGCCCGCGCGGCGGCCGAGCTGCTGGCGCGCACCTTCATGCTGCCGGAGGAAACATGAGCGGTTTGGACTGGCCCGCGTTGATGCGGGCCGGCTTTCTGACCCTGAGACTGACACCGCAACAGTTCTGGGCGCTGACGCCGGCTGAACTGAAACTGATGCTGGGACATGGATCGGGGCATACGCCGATGGGACGGAAAGGGCTGGATGCTTTGCTGGCGGCCTATCCTGACGCAAAGCCGGGCCAGCCCCGGGAAGGAGTTGAAGATGACTGAACAGTCGATGGCCGATCTGGAAGAGCAGGGTGCTGCCCTGAGCGGATCGCTTGAGGATGCTTCGGCCATGGCGGCCGGCTTTGGCGCCGAGCTGTCCAGGGTGCGCGAAGCCTTTGCCGCGACCGGCAGGGATGCGGCGACACTGGAACGGGGCCTGTCGCGCGGGCTGCGCCGGGCGCTGGACGGGGTTCTGTTTGACGGCATGAACCTGTCGGATGCGCTGGAAACCGTCGCTCAGTCGATGATCCGGACCACGTATTCGGCCGCGGTCAAACCGGTCACGGACCATGTGGGCGGGCTGCTGTCCGATGGTCTGAGTGGCCTGGTCGAAGGGCTTTTGCCTTTTGCCGACGGGGCGGCGTTTTCACAGGGGCGGGTGACGCCCTTTGCCCGTGGCGGTGTGGTCAGCGGCCCGGTGAGCTTTCCGATGCGCGGTGGCATGGGGCTGATGGGCGAAGCGGGCCCCGAGGCGATCATGCCGCTGGCCCGCGGTCCGGATGGCAAGCTGGGTGTGCGCGGCCAGGGCGGTGGCACGGTCAATGTGGTGATGAACATTTCAACCCCGGACGTTCAGGGGTTCAGGCGCAGCCAGGGCCAGATCGCGGCACAGATGAGCCGCGCGCTGACCCGTGGCAACCGCAATCGCTAAGGGGAGCAGGACATGAATTTTCACGAGATCAGATTTCCGGCCTCGCTGAGCTTTGGCTCGATCGGCGGGCCTGAGCGGCGCACCGATGTGGTGACGCTCGCCAACGGGTTTGAAGAGCGCAACACGCCCTGGGCGCATTCGCGCAGGCGGTATGATGCCGGGGTCGGGATGCGTTCGCTGGATGATGTCGAAGACCTGGTGTCCTTTTTCGAGGCGCGTCAGGGGCAGCTGTACGGCTTTCGCTGGAAGGACTGGTCGGATTTCAAATCCGGCCGCGCCTCGGCCGAGATCGCCTATGGGGATCAGGTCATCGGCACCGGTGACGGGACGACAACCGTGTTTCAGTTGTCGCGCACCTACCGGTCGGGCGCGTTCAGCTATGTCCGTCCGATCACCAAACCGGTGCAGGGAACTGTGCGGGTCGGGATTGAACAGGACGAAATGCGCGAAGGGATCGACTATGAGGTTGATACGACCACGGGTCTTGTCAGCTTTGTCCTGCCCCCGCAGGAGAATATGGCCGTGACTGCGGGCTTTGAGTTCGATGTTCCGGTCCGGTTTGACACGGACCGCATTCAGACCAGTGTTGCCAGCTTTCAGGCCGGCGACGTCCCGAATGTACCGGTAGTGGAGGTGCGGGTCTGATGGCTGGAATGGATGCTGCCTTTGAGGCTCATGTCAAAACCGGTCTGACCACCCTGTGCCGGGCCTGGTCCATCACCCGCAGGGACGGTGTCGTATACGGGTTTACCGACCACGACACAGATCTGACCTTTGACGGGGTAACCTTCAGGGCGGATACGGGGCTGTCTGCGATGGCGTTGCAGCAGACCACCGGGCTGTCGGTTGATAATACCGAAGCCATCGGCGCGCTCAGCGATGCTTCGGTCCGGGAAGAGGATATCGAAGCGGGCCGTTTCGATGGTGCGGATGTGCGGGCCTGGCTGGTGAACTGGGCCGATGTGTCGGTCAGATGGCTGCAGTTCCGGGGCAGTATGGGAGAGCTGCGGCGCGGCGGTGGTGCGTTTCAGGCGGAACTGCGCGGGCTGACCGAAGCTCTGAACCGTCCGCTGGGCCGGGTATATCAGAAACCCTGTACGGCGGTTCTGGGGGATGGTGCGTGCAGGTTTGATCTGAACACGCCCGGCTATGCTGCTGAGGCCGCAGTCGAGACGGTCGAGGACGGCCAGTATTTCGGCTGGGACGTGCTGAACGGTTTTGAACCAGGGTGGTTTAACAAGGGGCGGCTGGTTGTGCTGTCTGGTGCGGCACAAGGTCTGTGGGGATCGGTCAAGGCAGACCGTGTCTCCGGAACCGCCCGCCGGGTTGAGCTATGGGCGCCGGTTCGTGCTCTGGTCCGACCGGGCGATATGGTGCGGCTTGAGGCTGGTTGCGACAAACGTATGGAAACCTGTCGGCTGAAGTTCAACAACCTGCTGAACTTTCAGGGGTTCCCGGACATTCCCGGAGAAGACTGGCTGATGGCTGTGCCCAAACGGAGCAACACCAACAGCGGGGGTAGTCTGCGGTGACGGATGTGCAGGATAAGATCGTTGCCGAAGCGCGCGCCTGGATTGGGACGCCCTACCGGCATCAGGGATCCTGCAGGGGTGCGGGCAGTGATTGCCTGGGCCTGATCCGGGGTATCTGGCGGGCGCTTTATGGTGACGAACCTGAAGCCGCCCCCGCCTACAGCATGGACTGGTCCGAGCCTCAGGGTGAGGAGCGGTTGTGGCAGGCGGCGCAGCGGCATCTGATCCCCAAAATGCCGGATCAGGAGACCCCTGGTGATGTGATCCTGTTTCGCATGCGCGCGGGAGCCGTGGCGAAGCACCTGGGTGTTGTCACGGATATCGGGCCGCGGGCCCGTTTTGTTCATGCCTATTCCGGGCATGGCGTTGTTGAAAGCCCTCTGAGCGATCCCTGGCGCCGCCGGATCGTCGGGCGGTTTGAATTTCCAATGGAGGTGCGGTGATGGCGACCATAGTTCTTTCCGCAGTAGGGGCATCAGTCGGAGCAGCCATCGGCGGGTCCGTTGCCGGATTGTCGGCGGTGGCTTTGGGCCGCGCAGCCGGGGCTGTTGTGGGGCAGGTCATCGACCAGCGTCTGCTGGGGGCAGGTACGGACCCGGTGGAAACCGGCCGGGTTGACCGGTTTCGCCTGACCCAGGCAGGCGAAGGGGGAGCGATCCCGCAGGTCTTTGGCCGTATGCGTGTCGGCGGGCAGGTGATCTGGGCCTCTGACTTTCAGGAAACCAAAACGGTATCCGGCGGCGGCAAGGGGGGCTCAAGCACTCCCAAAACGACAAGCTACAGCTATTCGGTGTCCCTTGCGATTGCGGTCTGCGAGGGCGAAGTGGCCCATATCGGCCGTGTCTGGGCCGAGGGTGAGGAAGTTTCGCCTGAAGACCTGAACATGCGGGTTTACCACGGAACGCAGGATCAGCTGCCGGATCCGGTGATTGAGGCCGTGGAAGGTGCGGGTATGGTACCTGCGTACCGTGGCACGGCCTATGTTGTGTTGGAAAACCTCGCGCTCGAGCCATATGGCAACCGGGTGCCGCAGTTTTCCTTTGAAGTGCTTCGCGCCGAGCAGGCTGATGCGCCCGGATTGGAAACGGATCCGGGGCAAAGCATCCGTGGCGTCGCGCTGATGCCCGGCACCGGCGAATACACGCTGTCACCTGACCCGGTCTATTACACCAACGGTCCGGGCAGCCAGTGGCCAGCCAATCTGAACTCTCCGTCCGGCAAGACCGACTTTGAAACGTCGATGGATGCGTTGTCGGCAGAAATCCCGGGGTGCGATGCGGCATCGCTGGTTGTGTCCTGGTTTGGCGGGGATCTGAGGTGTGGTGAATGCCAGCTGGTTCCCAAGATCGAAAAACGCGCGATCGAGGGCAAGAACCTGCCCTGGTATGTTGCTGGTCAAAGCCGAGCTACTGCGCAGGAGATGCGTCTGGAAAACGACCGCCCGATCTACGGGGGGACTCCGTCTGATGCATCGGTTGTCCGTGCCATCCGTCATATGCGTGAGCAGGGACGACGGGTGATGTTCTACCCGTTCATCCTGATGGATCAGCCCGTGGACAACGGACTGGAAGATCCCTGGACGGGTGAAGCAAACCAGCCGCATCTGCCGTGGCGCGGGCGTATTACACTGTCCAAAGCACCGGGGACCGAGAACTCTCCGGATCAGACCGCTGCGGCGGATGCCGAGGTTGCAGCGTTCTTTGGTACGGCCAGTGCTTCGGACTTTGCCATTGGGGACGGT